CTATCAACAAACAAAGCCCTCAAATATGGTTGAGTTTTATTCATCTGTTGACAACCAAGAGTTTGTGAACTAGAAGTGTGTGCAAGGGCAAACTTTGTTACTATATCTCCAGTTATGTCCTTACCAATCTCCTTTAGAATACTATCATTTACTGGTGATTGAGTTGTATAATTTGGACTTCTCATTGTGTTGACAGTACAATCCAATGTTTTCTTTGTGTTATACCTTCCGTTCATTGTAAATGCTGCAAAGTAATTACCAACATATTTTCCACTACCATTAACATTGTATTCATTATTCCACAACGGTCCAGATTCACCGCTTCTACCAAAATAAGTGTTACATACTATATTTGGAAATGCAACATCTACCAAAGCCGCTGTGTTATAGTCATTTAGAACATACTTTGATAAATTTGAAGAATCTTCATATGATGGACATACACTTCTAAATAAGATGTCAGAGCCACCACCAGTTGAGTCAAACTCAAAAGTTGCTTCAGAATTCTCCATTATATACGCAGCACTTGAAAGCTCAAACATTCTCTCAAACTTATATAGAAGTATGCTTTGTTTTGCTTCCAACGAATCAATTCCATTTTCAAGATTGATGAAGTCGCTCCAAGTTTTTTCATTTGCAACGGTTGTTGGTGCAAATCTATATGTTGTCTCTTCGTGAAGCCCATACCAACCCTTGACATCCTTTGCATCTGTTTTGGCAGTACTGCTATAAAAATTACTACTATTTGCAATTGTAGCATCTTGAGTGTCATTGTCAGTGCCAAGCATAAACTTGATTGGCATTGTATTCAAATATGTGGCAAAGTTACTACCGTTGTTCACTGTGACTGAAACCGATGTTGAGTTTTCAGTTTCCTTCCAAATTTCGCCTATTTTACATCTTTGAGTAAATGATAAAGAAAAGCCATAAGGTTGATACACGTTGAAACGTATTCCATTTTCAATTTCACTGACATAGCATTCAAAGTTCGTAATTGCTGACATAGACAAACCACTACCTTCACACATACAACTCTTAGTTGTGATGCCATCATCTTCATCATCTACATTTGCTTTCAATGTCAAATATACGCTTACACTACTTATTGGAGTTGCTGTATCGCTTCTTTCAGCAGTAACATAGAATCTATACTGATTATTTATTGTATCGTATCCATCTCCAACCTTATCGATATGGGTTATATAAAATGAGTAACCATCAACAGAAATGCTATTTATGTTTATTTTTCCAAAGAAATTGGTTTCATCATTACATATATAATCAATTCTAGTCGTACTAGGGTCATAAAATTTAGTAGAAAGTGAGTCAACGTCAATATCAGCACTTATTTTTTTCTTGTCCAACTTAACCCTTTCAGTCACAACCTTACCTTCACTATCAATCAATTCCAAAGAATAAGTTTGATTTGTAAGGACATATCCAATTTCTTCGTTGGTTATTTGATATTTAACAATTCCATTAGGATTTACTTTAACGGTTTTCTTTCCATCAATTTCTTCTATTGTTCCACCTATGACAAAATCAGTTAATGTCACATTTTCCTCAGATATGATAAGAACACCGTTTGCATCATATAGTGTATATGTGTATGGTAACTTTATATCATCCAAAATAACCCTAATGTAGCCATATGCATAATCTCTTTTATCAGTATCATATGCCGAAGGACAATATGACCTTCCTTGAGTCTCTATAACTGGTGTAAATGGCACTTTTACATTTTGATAACAAGTTGCATTAAACATTCCATTAAACTTATCTATAGCAGTACGTCCAGGATTTATACCAAAATAAAAATAAAATGAATTATTATACAACGGCATAGCATATTCTGAACCATTGTAGTAGTAAAAATGCCTAATTCTTCCTTCAGAGTTCTTGTTGGCAAACTTTCCATTTTCAGCACCCAATCTAAATGTCAAATATTGTTCATCTCTTTCATCAAATAATGCTTGAGAGAATCCTTTTCTATAAGTGCTTATTGGCAATTGCATTCTGCCGTCAAAATCAACTGGATAAACATATTTAAATTTTGGAATTAAATAGTTCGTACTGTCATCATACACTTGTGTTTCATAAGAATCAATTGAATCTTGATAGTCTTGCGGAATAAACCCAATGTGATTCATTGTTGCGAACATCGCACGATTCTCCATATCATCAAGTTCCAACTTTGTGATAAAACCATCAGTTTCAAATTCAGCAGTCTTATTTCCGTCATAATTTACATCATATGACATATCAAGATTTACACCGTATTCACTTAATCTCTCAACATTCATACAAGATTTAAGCCTTGTAGTTACTGATGTACAACCCAAATCCATAAAGAGTCCAGTTTTATATTGTGGCGTTTTATCATTACCTTTACTGCCCCAATCCATACCAGTAGTCACAGTTACTCCACTATCTTCGCTATCACCAATGTCAATGCTAGAGTCATCTTCTTCCTTTTCATCTTTCCCTAATGTCTCTTCGACAGTAGCAATTGGAGGTACATTTGATGTTGTAGGTGGTAATGCTTTATAAAATTGTGGTACCCCATACAAGTTATCCTCGTTAAGATTTCCTAATAATATAATATCAGTTGCATATAGCCTTATGGCTGGAAAGCCACCATTTCTATCATTCATAGACATATTTCTAGGTTTTGCATCCGTTGTTGCTTGTATCGCAGAATAATAATATGCGGTCAAACCATCTTTGTTCTGAACTGGTTTAATCAACCCATTCAAATATCTAACAGCACGTTTTTTAGACTTATGCCAAGTCTTTTCACTATTTGGAGCATCCTTACTATCCACCTCTAATGAATTTGATGTGTATTTGACATCACAAGTAACATATGTTTTTAAACGAGAATATTCATTTTCACAATTACAAAATGTATTTTCAGTCTGCATTGGGCCTAAAATTCCTAAGAATTTTCTCTTTTTTCTTTTTCTCCAATACCAAAGAGGCATATAAAGACATCCATTAATCCAATCTTGATACAAATCTAGTTTAATGACTTTAAAATCTAATGCTAATTTTTGCTGTATTGCGTCAAAAAGTTCTTGATTATTAGACTTTTTGTTACATTTTGACATGCCATCTGGACATTTTGTATCTTTACAATCACTGCTTCCAGGACAGCCACAACCAGGATAATACACAACATTTCCATCGTCTAGCCCAGCTTTTATAGGAATACATTCAATAGTCCTAATGTTTGGTATTAATTTGCTGAATATTCTTTTGCCAAAAAGTTTAATATCCCTAATTCTTTTGAAAGCTCTAAGGACTTTATTTATTGGCCTTAAAATAAAGTAATTTATGAAATATATAACATATGTCACAATTTCAAACAATATGCACACAATCATATACACAAAAGGCAAGTCAATCTTAAGCTTGTTGAAAGGTATTTGATTTTGGTCAGTTGCCAAATTAGCCCCCTTGAGTGCACTATAATTTTTAGAATAAGCCCTATGTGCAACTTGCGTCTTTGGTATATAATTCTTGACACTATACACATTGTTCCAATATAAGTCACGGAAACAACTTTGCGGCGTAGATGTACCAAATGTGTACATTCGTTCTATTTCCTTTCCTTGCACGTCAATTGTTGGAACAACTTTATCCTCACTAAAGATTGGGTTCATTGGTACTAGGTATTTTGCTGTATGTCTAGAAAAGCCTTCATCACCAGTTTCATCTTTACTGATTCTAAATCTAACTTGTGCTCTAGTTGGTATTCCCTTATTTGGGTTATCAGTTGGAACTATATTACCAAGCTCATCCATACCAATGTAGTCTAGATTCATTGGTATTTGGTAACACCACACACCATCACTATCGATAAGTCTATTTCCTTGAATTTGATATTCTTCAACAAACCCATCAATAGTTTTTCGTATCATTTCAATTGTTCCTTCTCCAGCAATAAGTTGGTTATTCATACCATTATCAACGCTAGGGTCACATTTGTGGCCAATAGAGTTGCTAGAGTTATCTGATACAATTGAACCCATAAACACGCAAGTTGGCTCAAATTTGTATTGTATTTGAACATCGTTTCTAGTTATTGCGGCAATTCCATTATCGATGTCACCCCAGAATGGATACACAAACACACTACTATTTTGAGACACCAATTGTGATAGATTATCCAAATTTGTGCTTTCCTTGAACTGTTTTGGACTATCAAACATTGATGCAGTATAGCCCTTATATTCAAAGTCAGTTGGAATTTGTGATAATATTCCAATATCAGACAAATCTATATCAACGTGTATCTTTTGGTTTCCACTAGGAACACCGAAAAGCATATAATCACCAGCGTAATTTGTTCGAGTGGTATAAACCCAATATTTGTCATAAATTTCCAATTGAATGGCATCGTCAAGCACCAATCTCTTATTTGGGAATGTTCCAACAACTCTATAGCATTCATCATCACTATAATCTGGCAATAAATTATATTTCCTTCCATCACTATCTTTTGATGTTGTGTCACTATATGAATAAATTCCCTCTACTACTGTCGAATCGTTTCCATCAGCTTGTATGAACAACGATACTTTTGCATTCGGTATTCCAAATGCATCATTAGCAAGAACCCTTCCAACTATGACACCATAATTGGAAGAGTGTAATTTGTAGCTATCTTTCTGGCTAAGTTTCAATGACAAAATTTCAAGGAAATCGAAATCTTGTTTCATATTTACGTTTAGCACAGTATCATTGCTTATGTTTGTGTGTATTCTATAACTCTTGTCCATACATTAACTTTTACTAAGTTTTCTAATCATATTTTGCGGCAATCTAATACCCATTGCCTTTCCGAATAACATTTGATAAGATAAAACTATTATAATAATCGGAACTAATAAGAACATAAACGGCAATGCCATAAGTCTAAACATAAAGTTCCTTAATTTGGGTAATATGTTTGAAAACAAACCATTTTCTTTAATATCACCTTCTTTTTTTTGCAATTCTGCAATCTTTTTGCAATTACAACCCATAACAATATTTTTTTTATTTTAAATTAGCCTAACTTGACATTGTATGTCACCACTTGGATTTTTAATTTCATACATACTATTGAAATCACCGTATAAAACTTTATCTGTCGCATCTAAGTCTATTTCTTCAGACAATGCAGATTCATCCTTTGGCACAAACACACTTGTTGATGTCGGTGAGCAAGGATTATTGTCACTTTTTGTCGGGAGTGGGCATTTATCAATGCTGTAGCTTCCATTCCATATTTTGTATGCCCTAACATTTATTAAGCTAACCACACCATCTATTAAAGTTATTGTCTTCTCCAAATCCCCAAGGAATATATCATCACCCATATTGTGCTTATTGACATCAAAATAAGATGCTACAGTGTTAATAATTGTCTCTATAACATTAGCTGCATTATAATTTTTATTGATAAACACGTCAATTAGGAATCCTATATTATATATTCTACCGCTTCTAATCTCGATATAATCATTAATTTGCTTATAATGCGAAAGATATTCGACCATGTTCCTAACCAATCTATCTGGCAATGCCGCATCCAATTTTCCGCTTGCATTCATACCCAAACAATCAATTTCTATTTTGTTGTTTGTCTCTACAACTGCCGTTCTAAATGGACACCCATACTTTGGCGGCATTTGCATAAGTTTTACTTGGTAATCATTTACAACAACGGCACGATTTTGTGAAGATGTATTATATCTCATCAATTGTTTGATTTCATCTTCAGATGGCATATCTTTGCCAGCAACGGCTGTTGATATGTTTCTTACTTTTAACGAACTAATTACTTTTCCACCTTCAGCACCACTCCAATTCTCAAGTGTACTCTTACCTTTCCAATCTATATTAGCCAATGTTATCGTATTAATTGCATTTGGTGCAAGGTTTGTGGAAATACCACCACCAGAACGATAAAGAACAAACATACTCCAACCTTCCTTTGGCAAGATGCCAAGCATATCATTATTTATCAAGTTCGATGCAGCATAATCAGAATACTTCGTTTCACCACTGAAGGTTTCATAGTTATTTCCAGCCCCAAACGTAATTTTAATATATCCGTTATCAGTAAATTCAGTTACGAATTTTTGTGTCAATGGCTTCCATTTACCAACATAATATCTGCTAGTTCTTTGTGTTTCACCACTTTCAGTTAATTCCGTATAATCCTCATACATTTCTGGTTGATATCTATCCATTATCACATATTTGTCAATATTTGAATCAGTACCAAATCTCCATTGCTCTGCCAATGAATCACATTCAAAAAACCTATATGTCATAACTGCTTCATTTGTCTTTCTATATTCTTCCTCATCAACATAAAATTCCCACAATTCTGGCGTGCTGTTAAAATCGCTAGATTCTTTGAATATAATTGATTCAATATTCATAACATCTAATTCTGGGAGCACAATCGACATAAATGGTTTTAAATCACCGCTTCCTATAATTTTCTTATAGATTTTTGTCCTACCATTTATTGCCACAACTGATTTTGAAACTGTATATCCCCTAATTATATTATTACTATCCCTAATTACTGTCATCGTCCTATTGGAATAGCCATCTTTATTGAACTGCTCACCAAAATCAACATCTTCTGATAACTCAAAGTTATACGGCCCAGCTGAAACAATGCTACCTTGCAACATTATTGGTGCATAATTCCAATCTGGCTTACTTATGTTTTCCCTATCAACTGGTAATTCACAACTTATTTCAACATCACACATTGATGCTTTCTTTCCAGGAATCTTAAACCCATTAGCTCTAGCTTGGTTAAATACGGTACTTTTAAGATTTGCACTATCTATATTTGTCTCTTGATACATCCTATCGGTGTGGTACGACAAATCATCACCAACCGCACTTACCAAATCTATAAACCAAGAACCTATACTAGAATCATTAAACTCATCTGCTATCTCTGGATAATATTGATTAGAAAATTTTACAAGTTCTTCCCTTATTGACTCAAAATCCCTAGATAAATAATTTATTTTTTTTGATGCCATTTTATGCTGTTATTTTTTTTATTCTTATTATATTTGTACTGCTATGCTGTCACTAGTAACTTTATTTCCATCTATGACATCATAATCTATTCTAACGAATATCTCAGACTCGTTTTCACTGTTTTTTACCACTTTTATGTCCTTCAAACTTATGTTGTCAGTCCAACTTCTAACTGAGTCACTTATCTCTTGCTTAACCGCCTCCCACGTTGCACCATCGCTTTGGTCAAATATATGCTTGATTAAATCCGTCCCAAACTCTGGCATCCTAATACGCTGACCTTTAGGCGTAAATATTAAATGCATCAATTCACTTCTAACTTTATCCTTTATTGTTGAATTCGCATCTACATAAAAGTTTTGAAAGCCATCAGATGAAAATGGGTATTTTATGTTAAAGTATTGTTTTTTTGCCATTTTTTATCAACTTTATTTTCACTATAATTATTTTAAAAGATAAAATTTTTGATGTTAATATAAACAAAAAAGGTGAGAACAATTAACTGTTCCCACCTTTTTTTGTCTTCCAAAATAAAAATGTTTTATCTTTCATTTCACCATCTTCAACGGTATAAAACCTTTGATTAGTCGTTTCCTTATCCAAACCGCCAAAATCTTCTCTATACTCTCCAAGTTTAATATAATCAAAGTTTTTTAAAGAAATACATTCAGATAAGTCATTTTTCCCACTGTACCAACCAACTTTAAGTTTTTTACTTTTTTTCAAATAAAACGCCAAATCATTAACTAAATTAGACTCTCTATCGCCACCCATAAAACATACTGTTGTAATACCATCGTTCTTTTCAATTAATTTATCAAGCTCTTCTACTGTCAATTCAGTTCCCACATCTTCCCATAAAAACGGTGAATGGCATCCCTTACAATGACAAGGGCAATTTGTAATGTTAATCGCTAACGTAATCTCATTTGGTATTTCTTCAAATACAACCATTGAATTATAATATTTAATCATATTTACTTTTTGTCTTTGAAATAATTCTCATCTAATACATATAGCCCACATTCACACACATCTTTTAATTTATAGTCTGTACATGGGCAATGCAAATCCTTACCTTCATAATCTTC